TAAAACTAGTTTATTTGAACCATTCAATGTTCCAGCGGGTGTATATGTTCCACGGGTATCCGCCGTTACAGAACTAGATACAAGTTGCGGTGTCATCGTAGCGGCGCTTGCTGTATATGAGCCTGAAGTATTTACAAACGTACCAGCTAAATAGTTGGCTTGTGATGTAGATATTTTACCCGTTGTACCCGATACATAAGTCCACCAATAGTTTGTACCAGTACTTACACCACCTGGAGGCGTTCCTGTAAATTGAACAATAGTGCCACTAGCAGGAGAATAACCAACTGTAAGTACGCCAGGTGAAGCAATCGTCCAACCTGTTACTGCTTGTACAGAGTAAGTTGTTGTATTGCTATAAAAAGCATAAGCCAATGTCCCATTGTCAACCGCTGTAGATCCTGTAAATCCTGGGTCTACAATGTATGCTTCATCACTAATACGACATGGTAAGCCTAGTGTAGTTGTTGTATCAACCGATACCGCAACAGTAGTTGCAGCGCTAAATGCGATACTGTAAATTTGAAAGAATGCTTTTCTTCCTTTAGTTTGCGTAGAAGCAACTGTACCTGTTTGAATGATTTCAGTCATTGCATTACCGTAATAATCATAGCCAGTTACTGTTACTTGTGAGTTTGTTGGGCTACCTGATGCAGTTGTAACCGCAACTGCTCTAGGCACATCTAATTGAGTTACTGTTGTACCATCAGTACGAATCACTTGTGTTGTTCCGCCTGTACCAGATGCTAATTGTGTACCACTATAAGTAGTTGCGCCTGTTGGCGTTTTAGCAGCTAAAACAGCAGCTGTTGTTGCAGCATACGGATTTGTATCGTATAAATAAACACGTCCCATTGGACCAAAACCAAGAGACATCGGTGAAGGATTACCTAAGTTACTGGTAGCATTTGTACCAACATAACTAGGGGCTGAACCTAAAAATAAATCATCGCTAAATTGTGGCATTGTCGTTCTCCATGAAAAGTTGACAAATTAAAAAGAAGGGGTTTTTACACCCCTTTGATACTTAAGCTCCTGGTGTACCGTACATAGCACGTGGATCGGTCCAACCTGGGATATAACGTTCTGTTGCTTTGTAACGCATAGAGTCGGTTTCGAAGTCACCTTCCATTGTCTTCTCTAATGCACGACGCATCAACAATTTCATACCTTCTGGAGCATCTGTTTGGATCCACCAGTTAGTTGAAGATGTTAAACGGCTAATAACCGATGCACCTTCAGGCAATAAACCAATTGATTTAATTGGGTTAATGTCATTGTTTGCTGTACCAGTTCTTAGAACAGATTTCAGCAATACTTCAGCTTGGAAAACGTTACCTGGGGCAACGACAATCTTAAGCGGTTGTAAGCGAATTTTCTTACCGTTGTTGTCAACTGCTTGACGGATTTGAATTAACATCTGTTCGAGAGATGTTTGAGATAAAGCCGCTGCTGTTGCTAACTGATTGCTAAATGTACCTGAAGCAATCGGGTGAGCTGTGTTAATCAAAGATACGCCGTCACCACCAACATATGAAGAGTTAAATGCACGGTTCAAAATGTTAGCACATAACAATTCTTTAGTTTCTACTAAAGATTGTGCTAAGTGCTTAGCGTATACTTGACCTAAACGGATATGGTCACCGTCTTCAACTAAAACTCTAGTTAAAGCAAATGCCAAACCGAATACTTGGTAAACATAACGCTGTAAGAACAATACACCACCTTGTTGATATGTAACAGGTGAGCCGTCAGGGAGCTGAGGAGCTGCACCGAAACCATATAACACTGGTTCTTCATGGTAGTTACGTGGAATACCTGCTTGTTCACGGAAAACTGTAGACCATTCGTCGGAACGCTGATCATACACACCGTCAAAGGATTCGTTCAATATAGGTTCTACAATTGAACGGAAGTCCGTACTTCTCATTGGGGCTGCCATAATTTATTCTCCTATATTAAACTTGAGCTACGTATTGACCGTAGAAGTTAGTAGAGCTTAACTGTACACGAACTATTGTGTAAGCATCACCCCATGCATTATCTACGTTTTGACATAAATCTACCACACGCATAGCAGCTTGCTGACCATTAGTAACGGCTGTTGAAGCTCCTAATGTTGCTTGTGATAACCCGGTTGTTGAATTACCCGCAGTAATGTTGGTAAACCAATATTCACCACCGATACTTGTTTGAGCCATAGAACCGTCAGCTTGGATTTCATAAACGATGTTGAGGTCGTTATAGAAATAAGCATTTGTGACTGAACCTGCTTGAACAGTTGTACCTGATGGCCAGTAGTTGGAAACACGACGACGGCCTGTTGTGTCAGTAAACTCAACGCCTTGGAATGAACCTGTTACGGCATACTGTTGGCTTGATGAATTTCCTGTTGTGGTTTGAGCAGCAATAATTGTACCGTTAGCAGAGCCAGTAGAACCTACGTTAGCAGCACTAACGTAGGCAATAGGTTGCTGTTTGTAAATATTGGCTGCGTAACCCGATGTAATACCGTTTTGTAAGCATTGTGCTCTTTCTAATCCTGTTGGAAAGAAGGCAGGACGCAAACCAAACGGAGCGGATACTGAAGACATATTTTACTCCTTAAAAATGGTTAAATAAAATTTTGTTTTTTGACGCTTTATTCAAAGCTATAAAGCAAAATCGCAATTAACGCAATTTTTAAAAGTAAAACCAACCCGCTCTTACCAAGAAGTAGGAACGGGTCTTGTTAAATCAAAGTGCATGCCATCACCTTCAATTTCACCTAGTCTTTTACCATTAGAATCACGGGCATTCAATAATGAGTCTTGTTGAACTCTTATCTTCTCTTGCTCATCCATTGGAGCATAATGGTGTACTTCTGCCATATAGTCCAAATAAATGTCCATTGGAAGTTTATAAAGAACCATCTCATTACAAGCAACAAACCCTTCTAACTCACCTGCTTTTACACGGAAATTTTCAAAGCCTGGAACTTCATCGGCTTTAACTGGCACATAGCCAATCCGCATACGTCGGTGAATAGGATCGTACTGATGAGTGGTGGATAACCAACAAGTATGAAAGCCTGGAATATCAGGCGCATTAGGTAAAGCTTCTTGAAGGAACTCATCGCGGAACATTCTACGGCGTTCCTGAGAAAATGCAAAATCTTGTTCTGGTGGGCGACGACTAGCATCCATAGTTGCTCTATTTTCGCGACCTTTAGTTGTATCTTTTCTTAAACGCTCATCCATTTTTATCCCCTATTCTTGTTTTGACGATCCCACTCAATATAACGTTGAGTGGCTTTTCTACGAAGTTCCATATTGTCCCACATGCCAGCTTCTTTTATAGCAGCGACACGATCTGGACTAAGTACATAGTCATTAGATTTACTATTGCCCATCGACTCTCTTCCTGAACTTGTCACAACAGACCTCGGTTTTGGATTACGTGCTTTAGATTCATTATAAGCATATTTTGACGTGTCGGGAATATATTTTTTAAGCCTATCATCAAGTTCGTCCCAATAGTCTTCAGAACTAGGATCATACCCCTCTTCTGTCAATTTTTTATCGATAACCTGAGCAATGGCTGATTCTTCATTTTTGCCGTGCGGGTCATACCAAGAATTTCTTTCCATCCATTCAGCCGCCAACCGCTGGACTGATAAATCCGGTGCTTTAATGCTTGGTTGTTGTTGGGCTGTTTGTCTTGTTGCTTGATGCTTCATATTTTGAAGTGACTCAAGTTTTCTGCGAGCATCATACAAAAGTTCTTCCGCTTTAGTAACACCTTCACCGTCTTGGTGCGCTACGGCTTCTTTCATTTTCATTTTGGCGTACTCAACCTGTACTCCAGCATCATCAATAGCCTTGTCAACACGAGCTAATTCAGCTCCACTAGTTTTTTTCTCAATAACTGCCAGTCTTTCAGCAAGTTCTTGGTTTTGTTTCCTAAGGGCGGTTATTAGGTGGTTGGATTCTTTTGCTTTTTCCCTATGAATCTGTTTTTTCAGACGTCTTTCTTCTCGACGAGCGGCTCTAATCTGCTCTCTATCGTCGTCATCTTCATGGTCTTCTTGTTCTGCTGAAGATTTTTCTTCTATTTCTTCTTCATGCTGAGGATTTTCTCCCGCATTTTCAGGCAACTGAACGGTTGCTGAACCGTCTTGCTCTTCTGCTACCTGTAATTCTAATTTTTCAGTAGGTGTCATACAATTTTCCTTTCAAAAATTTAAATGAACGCTTTAATAGCACGGGGATCACCAGTCACTTTGCCAATAAGTTCATGGTCATTAAAAAATGTAAAGAGTGCTTTTCCGTTGGCGCCTTGATTATCCGTGAAATCAATTTCCCATCTATCGCCGCCCCACTTAGGCACACGAACATAATCCCCCACAGATGCCCAAGCTCCTTCTGGCCACGGCACCATATCTTCTCTTTTTCTAAAAGCAAGTGGTCCAATAGCAATAACTTTGCCAATCATCGTATTCCATTTTTCCGTTTCTTTGGTTTCTTCTGGAATAACAATACCGCTATTAGTTACTTTTTCTTTCACTGCTCTTAACTGCACTAGTACTCTTGCACCATACGGTGTCATAAGAGGATCAACTTCCGGAAACGCCTCTTCTAGTGTCTGTTCTTTGTCGTAATTTACTGTCATCACTATCCTTTTCTTCTAAAAGATTATTTAAAATATCCAAAGCTTCTTGCAAGCCTTGGTGTATGCCTACATATCTCTGGTAACTTTCAAAGTTCACGAACCTTCCATTTACCATTGACTCTACTACTTCTTGCTGCTTTGCTTTTACTACTTTAATGAAATCATTTGTAAGATCCATTAACGACCTCTAGCACTTGGTTTCTTTCCTACTGCTATTGCTATCATTAAACCAGGTTTCTTAGCGCCCCCACCTTTTTTCATGGTAGCAACAGAATGAGGGACAGGTTTAGTTAATTTTGGCTTGGTTCCTTTAGCAGGTAAGTTCCTTACTTTGCTTTCAGGGTATGCACCAATAAGTTCGTTATCAGGTTGATGGGATTCTGGGATCACCTGTCCGCCTTTAGCATATTTCTTTACTTTTCCGCCTTTTTTCAAATGGTTTGCTTCTTCCATGCCATACATGGCCATGCGCTTATGCTTATTAATTGCTTCAGACATTTCCTTCTCCTTGTGGTGGTTGATTGCTTTGCTCAGCTGTTGCTCCTTCTTGCTCTATTGCTTGCTTTTGTGCTTCTTGTGCTGTTTCTTGTGCTTTTGCTACTTGTTGCATTTGTTGTTGCTGCAATTCTTGATTGTGATTTATTGCTTGTGCTTGTAATTCAAAATCTTTTTCTATAGCAAGTTTATTAGTATCGTGCGTTAATTTAGCGGCTTCTATTTGCTGCTGTGATATTAACGCTTCTTTTTTCTCTTGGGTTTCATTTTGTTCTTTGATAGCTCTTAGTTGAAGATCTGCTTTGTCAATAGCGGCTTTTCTTTGTGTTTCTGCCATAGAAGTTTGTGTTAAAGCATTTACTTGAGCCATAATATTTGGATCAGTTGGCTGTTGGTTTTGACCTTGCATTTGTTTTAGCATGGCTAGCATTTGATTGATAGCTTGTCCTACTTGACCTAATGTTTCTTTGCTATCTTGATGCACATGCTGTAAAGCAACTGCCAATAATTTTTGAGCCTCTTTCATAGTAGGCTGAATTTTTAAAATGTTATAAGGTTCACCTAAAGCCTGACTTGTGTACATATCCGCTTGGTTTAAATACCATAAGGTCAAATGCTGCTTTAAATGTTCTAAACAGGCAGGAATAAAAGTAGGCGCAACTATTGGATTGAATCCAAAAATAGGGTCGGTTGCGTATTGTAAGTGGCTTATAAAATGAGCTAAATGGTCTTGAGCTGGGAAAGCGCCTACTGGTTTGCCTACCGTCATAGATACGTTTTCGAGCGCAGGATTCATATCTTTAATGTCCTGAGGGTCTGGCAATACTTCATTAACATCCGGCAATTTAATTTGCTTAAGTATTCTTTTCTCAACAGCAAGCCTATTATACAAATCTGGGTTTGCTTGTGCTCTTGCGGCTAAAGTTTGAATTTGAGCGTATCTTTGACTTTCCGCAAAAATATGAGGATCAGATACCGGAATAATATCTGACATAAATTCAAAATCTTCCGCTGTTACTTGTAAATCTGCGATTACTTCTGTCTTACGTTGGTCATCTAAATACCAACGGTTTAATCTACCTAATACTTTAAATACTCTCTTTTGAGAATCATGCAATCTTGCATGAATTGAACTGAATACGGCGGCGCCTTGTTCTATTAATGCTTGAGTTGTGCCTACTGGTGCGTTAGAAGTGACATCGGCAATCTTTTCTTCTGAAGTAGTGACTACGCCTTTAGCCGCGTCGGTTAACCAACCTAAAAGCTGGAAAAGAATAGCATTAGGCGGATTGAATGGCACAGGCATTGCTATTTTTCTAATATCGTCTACTCCAGGCGCACCTTCAATTTCTGTAACTTGAGTAACATCAATGCTCGTAGACTGACCCGAGATCTTCCCGCCTTTAAGCTTAAGCATAGTTGGTGCGTTATTGATGTGCGCAGAATCCAATAAAGCACGGAGTGCACCAGTAAGAGCAGCAGAAAGGCCGCCAATGAGATGAGGAAGCCCAATGGCATAAGCGCCTCTCCAAGGTATAAATTTGAATTCAATAATCCAGTCCAACTTAGTAAGTGATTCATCACCGTTCTCCCAGTTTCTATATAAACCAATAACCGCATTCTCAGCTTGGTCAATCATAAGAATGTAAGGAGCTCTTTCTCCTTTTGAAAACTTATCTTCTTCAAGTTCCAACCAAGTATAAATATGATAAATTTCTCGCATACCATCTACATTAGTAGATTCGTTTTTCTTGCCTTCTACTTTATTGGTTGCTTTTTGAGCTTTGGATTCTTCTGGCTCTTGGCTTAATTTATAGGCGCCTATATCTTTATAGAGTCCCTGTGCTACTCTTAAATCATATTCTTCTTGAGTAATAATTTGAACTTCCGTTACCCTCATGGCGGTATAGAAATTGACAGCAGCAAAAGGCAAATAAATATTATCAATAGGCACAAACTCCGCACAAGGGCGCCTACGTTGGTCATCCCACCAAAGTTTCATGTATTGTGAACCGCCTAGAGGTAACTGAGTTAGCATTTGCTCCTGTTCGTCACGGTATTCTTCTATCTGTTCCGTTAACTGCCAGTTCATGTAATCCCGTTTGCGGTCTGCCTTTGCTATTTTCTCTTCGTTACTTTCCCCAATAATTTTAGTTTTTACTGGTCCGTCAGGCGGAAATAATTCTTTGATTGCTCTAGCAGCGAAATCCACGCAGGATTCTGCCATAACTGGATGGACAACTTTGGATGCTCCCATGAATTGAGCGCCTCCTGGTGCATCGTCTCCGAGGCCTGTTCTTCTAATGCCTTCTTCATACTTTTTATCTCGGTCTTCTCTTGCATTTTTATCTTTTTCTATAAGTTCATTATATTTGAGTGCAACTTTATCCAACTCCCAGTTATCAATAGAGTCAGCTAAGTTTTCATAAAAGTCTGGAGTTTCGTCCGGACCTTTAAGATCGTCTAACCTAACTATTGCCGAACCGTCGGGTTGTTCTTCTATTTGGTCAAAAAGTTCGGGTATGGATTCTTCTGATAAATCTTCTTGGTCCATAGTTCCAGGAATAAACCGGTTAAAGTCTTGAGGGATAGGCATTTCTGGCATGGTTTATTCCTTTTCAAACTTTCTTTTAAAATTTCTAGAGTCATATTGACTCGTAGGTTTTATTTTAGTTTCATTGGCTTGGTTTATTTCTCTAGAAATATCGGATAACTCAGCAGACAAAACTTGAATCCTGCTTTTAATAGTTTCCTTTTCTTTTTTAACTGCTCCGCCAGATGCTAACTTTATTATACCGCCATTTTTGTGCCCTGGAGGAACATTTTTTGTATTTTCTATAAGATTTTTTAAGTGCCCTATATAACTACCATATTGGTGACCATTAGGATCGAAATCATGAATTCTATTCCACTTATCCCATTCTTCTTTAAGAGCAGGCATTTCATCCGGACTAACTACTTTTTTATCTAAAAACCGCATAGGTTCTATTAGGTCTATGTTGTAATCTTTAGCCAATTTTTTGATATCGTTTATGTCAATAAACCGTGGCATAGTTCTTGCAACTGCTGCTTCTTGATTTTCAAGAGCAAGAAGAGCGTCTTCTAATTTTTTACTAGGACCAATTTCTCTTTTAATTATGCGTACTAAATCTTCTGTCTCTTTTGGAGAATCTGCAAATGCATAAGCATCTCCTGGGTCGTCTCCGAAAGTATCAAAAAAGTTTTTTCCAGTTTTGTCTTCGTACATTTTAGCAATTTCATTAGAAGCATCATAATAGCCTTCCATGTGGAGTTCATCCATTAATTGATCTAATGCTTCTTTATCAAGCGATGGATGATGCTTTTGAGCGCTATCAAAAGCATGACTTACATTGGCGTTTCCGTATTCACCTGTGTGAGTATGAAATATGCCATTATTTTCTAAATCTTTACTAACATGTCTAATTTCATCTGAATAAACAAAACCTGGATTATTTAACCATTCTTTTAAATGTTTACTAAAAGCCGAATCTACTTTGCCGTTGTTATATCCTGCTATTTGCCTTATGTCAAAACCATCTGAACCATGAGGGCCTATTGGTTCTAAATGTATGGTTGCCTGCGCTTCTCCATTTGGTCCTCTTAATGAAGCAATGGCTTCTCTGTCATTTTTAATATTTTCTATATGATTATAAAAAGGAGTTTCAGAAGCGCCAGCTGGAGTAGTTCCAGTATGAGGTTCATAGATAGGAGCATGTCTATTTTTATACTGAATGCTGCAATTATGTCCGCCAGAAGCTAAGCAGTGGTTTAAGTCTTTAGTATCTACCGATAGATCCCTTAGTCCCATTTTAACTTCTTCCGGAGTTCCGTTAAATAAAGATGAATTAAAAAGAATCATTTTAGAACCATCTGAATAATCTTTGTCCGCTATTAATTCTTCATGCCTTTTTTGACGCCATTCTTCATAAGCCTTCTGGTCTTTTGCTAATTGCTTTTCTAGTTCCGCTTCATTAACCCATGCTTTTTTGGCATAGTATTCCATGGATCTATTTTTAATGGACTCGGGCGTCTCTTTGCCGGACATCAAATCATCCCATGCGGCTTTTCTTACATCTTTTAAACCAGCATACTTGTCTAAAATAGTGTCCGTACCTAAATCATAAATAATAGAACCAGGATCCGCTTTATTAAGAAAAGGCATGTCTTTTCCATGCCAGTTATATTTTTCTTTCATTATTGCTGGATTAGAAAACCTAATGGCAGAATCTAGTACATTTTCCATTTCCATACCACGAGAAGTATTAGCTGTTTCTCCAGCTTCTTTAGTATCACCTCTTCTTAAAGCGGATTCTCTTCTTTCAGCAGCTTGGTCTGCAAATTCTAATGGATTTCTTACATGGTCTTTTGGATACCATCCTTGGTCGGCAAGTTGAACTAGAGGGTCATTTGCCTTGCCGGTGCCCATTCTTTTGGTTATGTAATTGGCGTAAGGTCCTTGGATCCAATTGTTATAAGCATTTTGAATAGTTTCAATTTCATTTTCATGTTTAATGATTTCATCCGATAGATCAGTACTATTAATGTGTCTAGTAACGGCATCCCTTAAATCTTTTCCCCATAGAGCAGCCGCTTTTGGATCTCCTTCTGGCATAGGGTATTCGCTTTTGTAATCTTCTATAAAGTTATTGGTTTCATCCCAAACTTTAGGATTTGGGTTTTCTTCTAACTGTTTCCACCAAAGAGTAAATGGGCTTGGATTATCCGCCAAGTCATGGTAATACATAGACTCGTCTATAAAGTTTCCTAGGTTGCCTTGACCTATTAAATCTCCCGAACCAAAACTTGTTGGCCACTGCCCTCCTTTAGGTTTAATCATAGACATAACTGGAGGATTAAGAAACTTGGCTCCTGGAATTAAAGGTTCACTAGAAAGTATTTTAGAAGCTGCAGTTTCTCCAAGCGCTTTGGCACCTTTAGCAATGGCAGGAGCGGCACTAGTCACACCTTTGGCAACAGCAAAAGGATCAATAACCCCGCCAACAATGTTTCTTCCTCCGGCGCCGCCTATATTTTCTGAATAAGCAGCTGGACCATTTTTATAAAACTGAGGGAACATGCTGTAATAATCTTCTGTGGTTGGCAATGTATTTTCTTTATTAACTATACCGGGGGAAAGATAATTTAATCCCATTCTACCAAGCGATTCAATATCCCCAAAAACTCCAGGAATAGAAGACAAGGTTCCTTTGATAGTGCCTACCATACCAGGGGCCATTCCTTCGGTAAAAGGAGTAGTTAGGTTACTGAGGTCATACGGATTTACGGGCTGTCCTGCTCGGTTTCTTGCAACCGCTACTTTCATTTCACTTTGACTGGGCTGGGGGTTTGCTTGGAAAGGGCTAAAGCCAGCGTATTGAGCTGCGTCACTTGGGCTCATGCCAAGGCCTACTAATTTCTCATATTGCTCTGATGGACTTACTTGCCCTTCTTGAACCGTAAGTTGGTTGCTATTGTCATAAGGCATAAGGATTAACTCTCCTTGGCTTAGTTTCATCAATGTAAATATCCATGTCCACTGGATCTGGATCGATATTAAGAAAGTTCATATCCCTTAAAAGCCTGAGTGCTTGTGTCATAGTATCCACATAATCATCATGAGTAGCTTGGGGGAATGAGCAAACTTGACTCATAAACTGCTGAGCCCAATCCCTAACTTCTCCCTCCCATTTAGTGCTTTCAGGAATAAAAACCCTTCCCCTTTCTATTATATTGGAAACTACATGAAGTCGCTGAACTTTATCGGCTTTGCCTGGATTGTAAGCTCTTACAAATAAACCAGCCCTTTGTAAATCCTGGAGTAGGCTTATGCCCGAGCCTTTATCTTCTATCAGAATAAGATCCACTTTCTTTCCTGGCTCCCCATAGATGGCGGAATAATCTTCTATGACTCTTGGTTTAAGATCCGGATAAGTTAGTCTTTCTGTCCAGGCGTCTATAAGCATGACCGACCATGGTCTATCCTGAGGCTTAAATACGCCCCAAACCGTACAAGCCGTAGGATCATTGCTAGTTTTTTCTGTGAACGCCGTGTCATAACTTTGTAGTACATAAGTGAATTCTGGGAAAGGCATGTCGGATGGCCATAACTTAAACCAGGATCTTTTGACAATACCACCTTCTTCCGGATCTAGAAGTTCGGCGTAAAGCTCTTGGCGCCCTAACTGCGTGCCTTCATATTGTGCTATTGCATTAAAGAAAGTTGGGGCAAGGTTATCTTTATTCTCGTAAGTGGATCCCTGAGTTAATAGAACCGAACCATTTTCATCATAGCTCTCTTCCACTAATCTTCTAATAAGATCCGTTGGTTTAGGGGTAGTGGTTACTATAACCTGAGGGTTGGCTCCAAGCCTCAAACCAAACATCATCATATCCCAAACTTCTTCCGCTTTATCCCAAGCCGCAAGCTCATCACACCACATCCTATGATGCTGTGGTCCTCTTAGACGATCGGGCTCTTGTGCTGAAAATCCTTTGATAACCGAGTCATTGATAAGAATGACTTCTGAGATAGTTCGGTTGTAGGATTTTATCATTTGACTAGGAAGACAGGCGAGAATACCCGAGACACCTTCAATACAGGTATCTCTAATATCTCCACTGGTAGGCGCAATAATTCCGCAGCGAACCCTTGGATGACTAATTGCATACCAGCAAATATCTTCAGCACCAGTCCTAGTTTTACCAAAACCTCTTCCGGCAAGGATAAGCCAGGTAGTCCACCAATCCTCTTCCGGGGTTAATTGTTTTTCTCGGGCAGAATTAAGCCATTCAATTCTTTTGTTTAAAACTATGAGGTCATGTAAAGTAAATTCTTCCAACAAAGATTTAAACTCCTGGGGAGTTGTTTTTGAGAAATCTATGTTGGCTAGTGCATTCACTTTTTAAGTTTAGATGCGAAGTTTTGGGCTATGCTGTCTATGAGTTGGAGACGAACTTCTAAAGGAGCACCGTCCGCTCCAGTAATTTCCACAGACCTTCTTTTTGAGTGACCGTATTGAACTAGTTCTTTGAGACAGTCTTTCTTATCTCTTAAGGAAATGTTTGGATCATAAGCAATCTT